TCAGCGGTCGCGTGTTGCAAGCCATCGAAGTCCGTTGAGCCATTTACTCTCGCAACTCTGTCAAGCTGTTCGGTTGAGAGGGTTCCACTGGCGATTTCAGAGTCAAAGAATGCCTGAATGTCTGTCAAGATCTGAATGTCGCCTTGATCGTTCATTTTTCTGAATGTCTTGATGACTGGAACAGAAGTGGTCTTGAGGTCAGTTTTGAATGTTGGCATCACGCCAAGGACAAAGTCGCCCTGAGTGATTTCAACTTCCACCGCACCGTTTTTGGTCACTGTCAAGTCGCTTCCTTTCCAGACAACCCATTCGGCGATAGTAAAGGAATCCTGTGAGACGTTGAAGTTCTCTGATTGAGAGTCGAGTGGTCTTGAGTTATAAACCCAACCACGTTTCGGCCCACGATAGATGAACTCAATCTCCGTGTTACTCTTGTCATGGAAATATAGTGGTGAGACTGCTGCAACGTTTCCGGTTGCGACACTTGAATGCACATAGCCAGCCACACGTTCAGTGATCAATGGGTTGGTTGGTGTGTATGACAGAGTTGGTGTCTTGTATGGGATCGCAACGACAGTTCCGTTCGGGAGAGACACGCTCGTTGAATCAGAATCGAAGTAGTTCGGTGTGAAGTTTGAGTTTGCGGCCAGCCAAGCGTCAGCCTGAGCATCGTTGATCGGCTCAAACGGCGTTGACCAGACGTTGATGTATTTGTTGTTCCAAGTGCTGAACGAATCCCTGATCTTCACCACGTCGCCTGGACGAGCAAGAGGAAGGACGATGTTCGCTGGTTTGTCACTATCACAGTCTGTCAGATCAAGAGTGACCTGTTCACCGCGTGACATGAAATACCACTCAGAATCCATGTAAATGTCAGGAACAGTCACGCCGCCCAAGTTGAACTTATACGCACCAGCAGCATCAACACCGAAACCTTTTCCGTCAAGGTTGTCAATGGCATTCGTGGTCTTGAACTTGATTATCCGGAACTTTCCGGCTGGGTGAAGCTCTCCGACTTTATATTCGTGTTCGAGGAAAGGACGACGTATTCCATAATTCGCGCCGTTCGGATCGTTGCCAATCGGGTTGTCGCCGAAGTTTGCGTAAAGGTCAGCGAAAAGAATGTTGATCTTCTCACCACCTCGTCTCGCCGAGTCTCCTGTGCCGGAGTCTGGCGCAGATCCCAAGTTGATTAAATCTCTGGTGCTCATTATTGTTTCATTTCCTGTTCTATTCTTTTTTATTTATTACTAAACTAAGTCGATACTTCTGATGATCTTAAGGATATTTCCATCTGAATCGAATAGGTTTTTGACGTTTGGACTCAGTGATGAGTTGGTGTCAGAATCCCAGACAATAGCGCTTTCAGAATCGGTCGCTCCGAGCTTCATGTTTATGTAACCAGCTTCCATCGCTGATGATATGTCTGCTCGTGACATATTTGAAACGGTTTTCCCCTCAGGAGACACTGCCAGTATTGCGCGTGAGTCCAAGATCACAGTCGAGTTCATCACAGGTCCGTAAATCCAGATCTTCGTGTTAAATTCGAACGTCCATTCAACGGTTCTTCTGTTTCCGATATCACCAGTCCAGTCGTCAGCCCATGTGATTGAGTTGAGAGTGATTGGCATATCAAACTCGTTTGTCGGTGATGGAGTTTCTGAGTCAGCGTCTTCTGGGAAGTTTCTCACCTTCACCGTGTATGATGGCGTGAAGAACGGGAGAATCTGTTCTGCAATCTGCCAGCCGTCATTCAGGTTTTTCGTTTCCACGTAAAGACTGAAATCGACATTATATGGAACTGGTGCGTGAGGTCGTTGTCTCGGTGCGCTTGGAATGTCAGGCGTTCTCAAGACTTTCTGTTTGTTATTTAGCTTCCGAACCGTATCATAGTTCATCGCGACCATCTCATATGACATCCGTGGAAGAAGCTTCTCGAACATCTCCTCCTCGCGTTCCATGCCCTTCTGAGCCTCAAGCCATTTTGACCGTGGGCCATATGCAATCGGGACAGGAAGGATCTTCCCATCACGTCGCTGAATCACTATGTTGTTGAAAAGAGAACCAAACACAGCAGTGCATTGCTTGATGTGCTCATTGTAAAATACTATTCCTATGATGGGACTACCCTCCTAGATTCTTTAAATGTTGTCGAGATTGTTGATGACACCTGGAACCCCAAAAGCTTCCGCTGAATAATCCTTCACCAAAGATTTGTTCTTTGTCGTGTTATTCGCTGAGTCGAAGTGTTCCCTTGTCTGTGCCGCAACCTCAATATGTCTGTTGTCTGCCCATGAATCGAAGTGGATGTCGCTGTCGTCTGCAATGTTGATTGTTCGAGTGATCTCGTCCAAATATGCAGTTGAAGTCTTCGCCCTCGCGATTGGACCAGTTTCCGCTGAAACCAACTTTGATCCAGTTTCTGTGTTGACAACTGTCGGGTTGAAGTCCAGATCTTCGCCTGATAGTTCGAACAGTTTGCAACGAAGCTTGTATTGATAGTTGTCACCCAACTGGAAAAACGCACCGTCATGGAACGTAGTCACACGAGTGATTTCGAATATCTTTGGTATGTACTGAGCTTTGTTCTGAGCTGATCGACCAAACGGGATTGCAATCAAATCACCTTCCAACGGACGCGTACGCGCGAAGGCATCGGCATTCTCAGAATCATAAACTGATCTCAAGTCACTGTCAAATGTGTGATATAATTGCTCAAATCTCGGAATCGCAACGTTCAGAATAACTTCTTCGCGGAACTCCATACCGTATTGGGTCATGACGTCACCTTCGCCTTCAAATCCAGCAGTCGCGACAAGGATAACGTCCATATCGATTCCACTATGGAAGCGTGATTCGGGTCTTTCGTTCCAGACATGGTCATGATACGGAGACCAACGAGGCATGTACCTGACGGTTATTCCGTTGATGTTGATTGATTCACGGATCATGTTCTGAACCATTCTCTGTTCGTTCGTTGAGAATGATGAACTTGCGCCAAACGTGTTTGAGTTCGATTCCGCATATGAATTAAGAATACCGGACGCGATCACATAATCAGTATTGACCTTCCCGATCGAACGGTTGAGGTTTATTCCAAAATCTGAATCGTTGTCAGAGTTCTTGTAATCCGTTGTCGAAGCAACAGCAAACCCAGTGAAACTATTCGTGATTGCCATTTATAAGCCGCCAGCCACTAGTCTCGCTTTGATCATATCAAGTTCGCGTGACATATCACGATCCGCCCAATATGAAGCTTCCATGAAATTATTTATCTTGACGAATGCAGTTCTCATTGAGTCGCCCGTATTTGAGTTGGGTGATTCGCCGATGTCAACAACCGTAGTTTTGTCGGTTATCCGTTTTGCAACGTCAAAAAAACTTATCCCAACCAGATCAGAATCCAACACGCTTGGCATGACGGTGTTTCCACTCGGTTTAAGATGCTTCTGTAAGTAAAACTCAGTGCTCATTTTTTATTAACCTTTCAACTAGTTTTCTGAGTTCAGCGACCTCTCCTTCGAGGTTCGCGACTCTTTGTTTTTCTGCCTTTCTTTTCTTTGCCCTTGCATACGCGTGAGGATCAATATTTATCACCCCACCCGAATCATGCTTGAACAGATCGGTTTGCCCGATCACCTTTTGGCCTATCATAAGTCAGCGATTATCCTCAAGTCTCTCACCTTCGGAATGAATGCTTCGTTTTCTGTTCTCAATCTCAAACGAACCTTGAACGACGTGAACTCGAACGCGGTTGTGTTCGACAGCTTGAAACTCTTGAAGTCCACATCCGAAGAGAATGGCCCGAAGTTCTCAGGAGTCACTTGCATTGATGACGTGAAGTCCACCCATTCAAGGTCTTCAAACGGCGTGTTGTCACCGATCGGTCTGATCTTAAAGGCGACTTCCACTTTGTTGGTTGGATTCATGTCAGCATCAAAGATGATGGTGAAACCGTCCGCTGGGATCTCAAGGTCAATCTGCTTCGTGACGTATGCGCTGTGCTCAAGTTCTGATTGAATCGCAGCAAGTCTTGAAACATATTGTTGATCTTCGTCATCAGTGTGAACAGCGGCTACCGTTGACACTAAGAAAGTGGTGTCAATCTCAGAATCAGTCAGCATGTTGCCAGTCACGTTTCGGAAAACGATCGGGTTGATGTTGTTGTCCATCTTGAAATATGGTGAACTGTAAATCGAACCTGATTGCAATGTCATCTGAAGGAGCATGTCATTCGCCGTTGAGTTCAGTGCGTTTCTCACGATCATTGGATCAGAGAACTCAGAGACTTCACCGGAAGTGATTTCATAGTATGCATCAGCCACAGGCGTGATGATTGAAGTATTTACCAGTTTGTTCGAACCGTCACTCGCAAGAGAAACCGGAGCGGTGATTGTCGGTCTGACAGCCACAGAAACCAAATCCCTTTCAGTCTGCATGACTTGAAGGTTTGCAACAATCGAATCATAAACAATCGCCTGAGTCGCGAATGCAGTGAAGACTGGAACAGGTGGCTTTCCTGATGAGGCCGCTGCTGTTGTCGTTTTCACCCAATAGGTGTTCAATGTCGGGAAGTAAACTGAGTGTGACGCAGTTAGTTCCGCAACAGGAATCCCGTTCAGTGCGTTTGATCCAAGGCCAGACAATGTCACCTGAGCTCCAGTGAAGTTCAATCCGTGGTTTGGATGATAAACTTTCACATAGTTCGAGTTCGCGAATGTCTCAAAGACCAAGCCGCCGTTGTATGCACCAACGTCTGCGTTGAACGGTGCAAGGCTGCTGATTGTGTTTTTCAGAACCAAAACTCCGTCCAAGTCAGTGTCGAATCGTGCGCGGTTAACTCTGAACGCCAAGTCAGTGTTCTGTTTTGCAGACCACGTTGAAGCATTTTGAGAAACAAAGAACGAACCGAAGTGGCCGCCGACGTTTGGCTGACTGTCATGGATTCCAGATCCATCAACAAGAGTCTCACCGATTGACGCAACAAAAACGGTCGTGATAGCCGAAGGTGTCTTCACAACGATCGAATATTCTCTTCCGTATGCAAGTTGAACAGGCTCACGGAACTTGAAGTTCGTTGAGTTTGCGTTCGTTGGTAATGTCACTTCGTTTGCAGCAGTGATGATCACATATCCTGATGTTCCGATGATTTTTGATTCATCTCCAGGGTATCCATTCACCACTTCTCTGATCTCAATGATCACTTTGTTCATTGCATCACGGGTGTCAACGTTTCCGAACCACACATCAACCGAAGTCAATATTGAAACCTCTGGAGTCGGAACAACCGAAAGACGATCGATTGGAACCATGAATGTCTGAGCGATTGGGTCACCACCAGAAGTTCGGATCGAACCACCACTTCCAGAACGAACAGCAGCACCGCTACTTGAGCGGAGCGTTCCACGGGGGCTTGCGCGTTGGGTTGGCGCGTTTGAACGACCACCTCCACCATTTCTTGAACGACCAGAAGAGATTCGAGTGGAAACCGAGCGAACGTTTTGTCCGGTCGATTTGATCACGTCTTCTTCAACTGATGAGTTCAGAACTGATGTCACGCCGCTTTGAATGGTACTGAATGAGTCCAAGTGTCCGATCGAGCTGAACAAACCTTCCGCTGATGAATAGTCACCCAACGTGCTTGTGTCGAATAGTTCGAATGATTCTGTTCCGGCTGACACCTTGTTCGCTGGAATCGTGAATGTTCCTGAAATCTCACCCTTTGAGTTTGACGTCAATCCAGCAAGGACTTCATATCCACCGAAGAATCCAGTGTGCCCAGTGTTCGGGCGAAGTCCATCAGCAACGAACGCAACGGTCATTGATCTCATTTTGTATTCTTGTGGGTTTGAAAGAACCACCGAACCGCTCATTGATGTCGCGGCCGAACCGATTGCCCGTGGGTCATCGAACTTCGTTGTGGTGATTGTCTTTCTCGCCTGACGAACTGTTGTGTTCGTGGTCGTTGTGGTCACTCGTGTGTTTCCACTTGTCCGAGCTGAACTTGAGCTGGTTGCACTCTTCTTTTCTCTTCCGACCCATTCGTTGATCGATGTTGCACGACCCCCAGGATGACTCGGAGTTACTTGGGCGAAGTTCGCGAACTCAGTTGCAGAAACAGGTTCCAACTTTCCATAAAGATTGATGAAGTAGTTGTCCTTCCGAAGATGCCAGTTGTCCTTGTTTGGAGAAAGCTTCAAGTCACCCTTGTAAATCCACACCGCGAACGGGTTGATTCTGTGGGTTGATGTCGCGTTGGTCTGTTCGACCATTTTCTCTTCGGTGAAAGCGTTCATTATGTAGCCAGAGAAGAAATCACTGGTGTTTGATTTTGAACTCACTTCCATTGGGATTGGGACACCTGATGTCTGTGCTGAAATCAACTCTTTTTCGATGATGTCAACCGACGCCGAGAACTCTTCATGTTGGAAGTCCGCAGGTGATCCAGAACGTTCAGAAGCAACGCTGAAATCATCAACGAGGAATCCTGATTTGGTTCTTCCACTGACATCGTCATGGAGTGCTTGGGACTCAAGAAGACTCAATGCAACGGATTCTTCAAGACGATCAATACGCGTGGCAAGGCCACCAATATCTCTCATCGTGTATCTTCTGTTGTCTTTGACGTCAACGGACACTTCCGCGTCTGGGTATCTCACAGCAGGTGGAATGGTGATCTTTGAAAGCAACATTGCGCCCTCTTCGCCTTCCAGACCTGTTGGATTGAAAGCAGAAACACCCTTCTTGATCACGAAGTTCGACTCCTTCGAAAGAGAAATCATATCGATTCGTCCGAAGTATTCGTTGAAGTGTGAGGTGAAGTATGTGTCCGGTAAAATGCGAGACTGGTTGTAAAAAACTCTTGACGCGAAGTTGAACGGTGAACTGCCAATCGCAGTTGAAGGTTGAACTCTCAATCTGAAGTCAATGCTGTTTCTCAAGTCACGGCCACTGTCATCGTTCTTCTGGCGGATGTCCTTTGTCTCTCCATAAAATCTTGGATCGGTCTCAAAGAATCCCTGCTCGGAATATGAATCGGCACTGTAAAAATGGTTCGCCGTTGGGTCTGCTTCATAGTATGAGAAGAACACAACGATGTCATCTGACGGTGCTGGTGTGTTTGGCTTTCGCGTTAAACGACCAATGTCATAGTATTCACTGCGTTGTCCATCATCCAACTGGAACAGACTTGTCACGTCAACACCCGTTGCCGCTGTCACACTGATGTATTTCACTGAATATGTGAATGCCGTTTGGCCTCCAGGAACAGTCACTGTCAACGTTTCGTCAGCGGTGAACTCAACGCCTTTCTGGAAGATGACTTCAAGAGAAGATGAGCTGTTGGTTCCACCTTCGAACTGGTGATATGAAGCGTCGGAGCTCAACGCACCAGTTGTCGCGGCGGTGCTGTTGCTCAATGCAACGATCGCCTTTGTCCCTGATGTTGAACCGAGAATCACAGAACCCATTGGGATCACACCGAGACATTCGATTGTCAAGATCGGGAATCGACCAGATGCGAACGTCGCGGCGGTTGCCTGATTCACTTTATAAACTTCGCTGATGTCAGGATAGTGCAAAGAGATTTCTTTGTCCAATGCAGACCAACCGAAGTTCTGAGCTGATGTTCTTGTGTTTTTGATTTTCAAATACTGGAACTTGATAGTCTTTGTGATTTCGTTCTGATCATTGTGGACAGCCGAATCCCAGTTGCCGTTCTGGACAGGTAGGTTGTTTGCGGTTGTTCCGGTGTTTCCGATCACTTGGAAATCGTTGTTGATGATGACACCTGAGTTCTTCAACGAAGACACGTGATGATCAAGCGTGTAAACCAACTCGCTGTTTGAGTTGCCGAACGACTTAGTTCTCACAGCACCAACGTACGTGCTTCCGTCAATCGAAGTCACTTTTGTGATTTGAGACGTGTCGAATCGAGTCACAGAACTGATTGTGTCGGCGGTGTTTGTCACTGATGATGTCACGATCTGGTTGCCTTTGAATATTCCATTGGCGTTGATCACTGTCAATCCATTGGCGATTCCAGCGGCTGCATCGTCTGTGTATGAGTATGCTTTGGTTTTTCCGGATTGAACATCAAATCCAGACAGCAGAGTTGCGCCGAATCCAGCACCCGCGAAGGTCAGAACCGTGAACATCCGGATGTCATAAAGATAAAGTCTGTCTTCCACGATGCCTTTGTTTGACACTTTTGAAGTCAATGCGTACGCGCGAGCGATACCGATCACGTTGTTGCTTGAATCTTTCAACTGAAGACGGTAAGTGTGATTGTATGGGTCAGTCGTGTTTTGGCCTTGAAGGACACCAACAGAAGAATCAAGGACAACGTATGTGGTTCCGACAAATGGAGCCTTATAGTTTTTCACGGCATTGGTTGTTTCCATGCCCTTCGTGAAGTCGATCTTTGTTGTGTTTGTCTTGACGATTGGGTGACCCTGAACGTATGCCTTTGATGGGCCGATGTTCAATGTGAAATATTGGTCGTCAACATTCTCCTCAACAACGTGAGGGAACGGGTTAAGTGCGAAGTGGCCGGATTCGTCAAAGATGCTTTGAGCTAAATCTGATTTTGAAACCAAGTTCTGAAGCTCATCAACCTTCTGATTTTCCTGTTGCTCGCCATTTTCGACAGTGGTCACTCGGTAAAAACTTGCGTCAGGCGCAGAGCCGATTGACTTGGTCGCGAAGGTCAGATAAATCTGCAATCTGTGAGCGCCTGGAGCACCCTCGTTTGACGTTCCTCGAGCATTGTCGAATAACGTTGAATCTTCGCTCGGCGTGACGATTTTCTCCGAGACATTGAATCCGATATGAGCTGACGGCGTTTGGCTGTTCGCATCAATCAAGATTGTCTGTTCTGCAACACGAGTGAACACGCCTTTCACGTAATAAACACCAGCAACGATGTTCGCAAGGGTTGAAGGGGTCACTGCGGAATAAGTGTTATAGTAGTTCTGAGTTTCTGTTGGGTTGTCAGACGCAAGTGCGTAAATGAATCCACCATCCGAATCAAACTCTTCAGCCGTCATGTAATGAAGATACATATTTCCGACTTGAGCTGTTCCGACCGTCCCAGTTGGTTGCTGAACAACCTCAGCTTTCACTGTTCCGGTTGCGTTCGTGATCACTTTTCCGACAAGAGTCGCGACAGTCGCGAGTGATGCACCAGCAAGTGCGTTCGCAGGCGGGAAAGTGATGTTTCCTGAACCAGTCAATGTCGTTCTGTATGATAGGAAGTCGGCGGTGATTTCACCACTCGTGATTCTTGCGCCATCCTTGAATACGTAGTCACCGAATCGTGATGCCTGTTCCTGGATAAAGGATTGAAGAGTCGTAAGTTCTCGTGCCTGAACTGGGTAGCTCGGGCGGAACAGAACTCTGACGTAATCCTTCGCTGGATCAAAGTCATCGTAATATGGGCTTTGTGAGATGGTTGAAATTTTCTGGGTCATTTTTTATTCCAAATGTGTTTTTCTATTCTATTTACTTCAAAATTCAATAACAAAATTGAAGGACTCAATCTGGTCTTTTGATCTGGTCAGTGCTTGAATCTTCTTATCAACAATCAGATATTCGCCACTATTGAAAATGACCTCTCTGTCGAAGACTGATTTCACTGTTCCAAACTTGGTTCCTGTTGGTGAGTCGGTGATCACTTCCCCAACGACGAACGCCTTGCCCTCTGTGTTGAAGACATGGTTTATGTAAAATACTCTGTTTCCGTCAACAGCAGTCACGACCGCTGCGCCGATTCCAGCAGAGGCTCCGTCAAGTTTGTCACCCGTACGGAAGTCATGGGCCAATGTTGTCTCGAAGCTCTTGCATGCGATGTAAAACTCGTTTTCCGCATATCCGCTTGTTCCGGAATCAATGGGGTTGGAGATTAAACTCACGATGTTGAATGGGTTGTTGTCAACGACTTTCAACATATTTCCGTCTGGAAGGTTTCTTGAAACGACCATCACGTTGGTTGCACTGAGCTCTTTCGGTGCATCAGAACCATGACCCAATGAAGGAGGAAGACTCGCAAAAATCCCTGGAATCTCGGTCACGCCATCGGCGGTGTCAACGAACTTGATCGGCCCCTTATATCCAGTTCCTTTTTGAATGAATGTCGGTATCGTTGTGTTATTTATAGGGTCAAATGTGAACGATGCTTTGAACTCTTGGGTTGGTGTTCCACCCTCGTCTTTCGCGGTCACGTTCAATGTGGTCAGAACAAGAGGTGACAAGACGTCAGAGTCAGCAGTGAAGCCGAACACCTCACCCAAAACCGCATTTTGCTGTGTCGTGTAAAGGTCATATCGAGTCGTTCCAGTTTGAAGATATTGAACTTCGGCGCTCGTGACTTTCTCCGGAACTGGCATCCAGTCGCTCGTCAGGAATCGGATTGACTCTGAGTTCGAGATTGAATAAAGATATTTCCAGATGTATCCATCACTTGAAGAGAACTCAGAGGAGCTCGTTCCAGTCGGCATGAACGTTGATTCGGTTGTCGGTGAAAACAGACATTTATAAACGTTGATTCTGGTGGTTCCACTCACATATTCCTTCGTCATGCAATAGCTGGTGGCGGACGGGAATGCAGGGAAGATCTTACCCTGTGACCAGTTGATCCGTTTGATGCACCTTGTCACGCTTCCAGGATATACTTTATGCAGAGAGATATTTCCTTGAGAATAAAAGACGGAATCCTTTGGCCCGAAGTCACTGTCCGCGCCGCCGTAAAACTCAGTCGTGTCCGAATCATTGTCGTTTGTGTGAGGTGAAATATATGTGGCATATTCCGAATCATTCGCATACCCAACAGAAGTATAGAAGAAGTCACCCGAAGAAGTATTCTTCAGGTAATCATACATCGTCTTTGCGGCGAGGATGTTAAAGTTTGATTTTATAATCTTTGAAATAGCCATTTTGTTCTCTTATTCTCGACGTTTGTTCATTAGTTTTTGTGGGTCAAGGTCTGATGGGGTTACTGGAGTCTCAGACGAATCAGAAAATGCTTCTCTGAATGTTAGTAAATTATCTCCATTATTTATCTCCGGTGCATATGAATTACCCCAAGACCAATAATCAGAATCAAGTGCTCCGTCATCCCAAATCTCTGGTGAAAGTGGTGAGATCTGAAGAGTGTATGTGGGTTTGATTCCATTGAACTGATCCATGACCGATCCAAGATATCTCCCGTTCACGTAAGATGCGTTCTGGAACACCGAAGTGAATCCGTTGATCATCCAACCTTGTGTGTTGATCGTGCGTTGATCGTTGATTGCGTGCCATTTTTTCTCGAATGCGTCAAAGCCCGTGTATGTGATCGCGTCGCTGACGAACGAATATGTCCCGTCCTCTTTCATCGCCTTCTGGAAATCTTTTTCCTTCTTCACAGTGAGCTCAGCCGTTCGGTCAGGTGATTGGCTTGAGATGTTCCGTATCTCGACGTCTGAACGGATCTGACTATAGTTGATCGAATGGAACGAGTTGTCGCTGTCTGAGAAACGTGAGAAGAATGTCGGCTTGGTCGTCAAATCAGAATCCCAAACGTCATATCTCTCGTTCACAGTGTCAAAGAATATCGTTGCAAGTGTCATGACCTTCGGCTCGTCGAATCGTTTTCTTCCGGATTCGCCTTTGTAAAAATCTTGAACAGTGCCGTTGTCCGCTTCGAAGTATCTTCTCTCATTCTTCAAGTAGCCAAAGCCATCTGAATCCTGAGTGGTCTCGTTCCCGTAAAGTGGGTCAATGTGGACGAATCCGATTGGCTCGTGATCCCAATACCCGTTTCCGTTCTGAGAAGACGTTTCGATCTTTCTGAGTTCGCCCCACGAATCGGTTGACAGCGCCATTCCGTTTGAGTTGACAACACCAGTCACCTCAAATGCGTTCGTTTTGTAGTTGACATTGTCAGCCCCGACCGCGTAAAAGTTTGTCGTTGACTCATAGTTTTCCAACATCGAATCGAACGTCATGTTGTTGATTCCGGTGTTGAATGTTGTCGCCGAAAGAGGGCTTGAAACTCTCGTGGAAATCTGGTCAAAGTTCGTCTCACCAAACATGATCATTCCCGCAGGATGAAGCATTGTTTTGATTTTTTCGCGCCATATGTCAACAGTCAATGCAGACTGAACGATGTATGTGTGTTGTGAGAAGAAGTATCCATCCTGCAAAACACCACCAGAGGGTGAACTCAAGAATCCATCTTCGTTCTGGAACTTATTTGCCGAGATTGAAACACCGCCCAATGTCCACGAAACCTTCGCGGTTGAATGATATGAGACAATGTTGTCCAATGGAAGTCCGTGTTCGTTCAACTCGTTGAGGTTTTGGTCAACGGGTTCGACTCTCAGGAACTTGTATCTCTCATATGACAACGAATCAATCTCTGAATCTGACGGAAATGGTAAATCCGCGCCAGTGAGTTGGTTGGTTGTCGGGATGACTTTGTAAATGTTTCCGTCGATTGAGTCGATCTGTCCGTAAAATCCTGTCGGGAACCATTGACCGATGTCTTTGTTCCGACCTGCATATTCGCTATAATAGTTACTTGGATCAAACTGAACTCTCTTGACCTGAAACACGAGGTCAGAATTATTTTTCTCGAACGCATTCAATCGATCATAGTGGAACGAATCCAATTTGTCGAGATAGTCGTTACTATGGAACCGAACATCGAGATACTGAGAACACACTTCGTCAAACCCGTGACCACCTTCGATCAACGTTCCGGAGAATGTGTCTGAGTCATATGCAATAAACGAGCCTGATGTCTGTCCAGGGGCTGCATCGATCACGGCCAATGTCATGAATCCACCTTCAGAATCACTTGTCCCGATGGCCGAATATGACCCACCGTCAGCGACTTCGTCAACAACGAATGTTGTGGAATGGTTCAATGTGGTTGATGCTTCCCATGCCGCGAGGTGATGTTGGAATCCTAACTCAGAATCCAAGACATATTCACCGAAGACCCATTGGAATAGGTCACTGTCGAAGTTATTAGGAAGTGAAATCGTGTTGGCCGCGTAATAGTTGTGTGCCCCAGTTTCAACTGATCTCTTGAACCTCAACGAAAAGACAAGCTCCTCAGAATCGTCCATGAACGCGCCCGTATCACTATCAACGAACGTCTGGAACGAGACATTCTGTCCGACGTTCAATGTGGCTGTGTCAGGATTGTCAAGGACAACGTTCATTGGAATCACGATGTTCACGTCTGAATCGTTCAAGAAATATGGTGATTCGTTGAATACTAGTGACTCGAGTCTTCCTGTTGATTCGGGAATCGCGATTGCAACCAAACCAGAACCACTGAGAACGCCATTATGATATGGACCAGCACCCTCAAAATTACCCTTTGAGTTGTATTTGATGTCAGGGATCGTACGCCATATTCCACCGGAAGAGATTGGAATCTCCACGCGGTTGAGAGTTCCTGATGGAAAGCCGTTGTTGAGCTCACCAGAACGAACCTCGATACCGTCAATCTGTGTTATTCTTCCCTGTGAGTCAACACCAGACACGATGAATCCGCCACCAGAGCCGTCAGTGATGTTCTTACTGTAAAAACTGAATGTGTCACCCACCGTGTAAAATGATCCACGATCAGCGACGATCAACTTCGTGATTGGGCCTGATTGGGTTACTGTTGGCTGACCCGTGTATTTTTTGTCGAAATACTTTGATGAAAATCTGACATTGTCATATTCCGAATAAAGATATCCATCCTTCTTGATCAAGACGTCACTAATCGTAGGAAGCATCTCAAACTTTATGATTTTCTCTGATGTATCTCCCGCTCCGCGAATGACGTACGTACGCCCGAATGGGATTGAATATTGATCACCAAACTTCACTTTAAGTAACTCAAAGCCGTCAGGTGTTGTTCCGATGTTCTCGATTGAAACAACAGATCCAATGAATGTCTTTTCGCTGTCTTCGATTGACGCGAGTTGGAAGTCCATCTTCTTAATCTGATCACTGAACTCAACGACCTTCATAAATCCGAACGGATAAGACAACCACTTTCCACTCGAAGTTCCGATGATGTTTTCCTTCGCCACAAAGAAATCAATCTCTTGATTGTAGAGAAGTCGGAAAAGAAGCTTATATGATTTTGGAGTTCCCTTTGACAGATAAACATCTCTGATCTTCTTGATCATGAACGGGTCATCAACCGATTGGAACTCTGATCCGATTGGCATTATCTCAGACTTGAAGAAGTTCAAATATGCATCGATTGAAGTGTCCACATCTCGATATGAAGCCGCCTGAGAAACCAGTGCTCCAGGGTTCGGCATTTCCTTGAATAAATCAAGAACCGATGTTGATGTGCCTGTGTTCTGCTGCTCAAGCCATTCATAATAGGCTTCGATGAACGCAACAAAATTAGGATGCTCAGAAGAAACAAAATCAGGGAATCTGTCTGAGATAAACGAACGGATGTTTTTATTGTACATTATTGGCTTCTGCTTAGGCTCAACGCTTTCAGCTGAGTGCTGTTATTTTTTTCTATTGTTTCAACTAGTGATTTATTCGAAACAATCCTCAATATTGTGTTTCCTGTCGCAACAATGTCGAATGAATCTGGTGTCGCAAAAAACTCAATGGTTCCATCGTCAATCGTCAGGTTGGTGGTTATCTCAACCGTTCCAGTGTCATATGAAATCTTTCCTGCATTCAGGTTACTATATACTTTGGTTCCGTCGATCAAATCGAACATCCTCAAAGCACCGTTTCCGTCATCGTCAAATCCCGATTGGAATGTTTGACCGACACGAGTGAACATACTCGAATACACAACACCACCAACCGATTCTTTATATCCAGCTTCTGGGTGATAAATCTTGTTTCCAAATGTGAAGTTGAACGCCGACAGAATCTGATTCTTTGACGTGATGTCAATCTTCAGGCTCACGCGTGTGTTGACACTCTGGATCGAATCATCAAGGTCATATGTCTCACGAACCAACGCAGAGTTGTAAAAGTTTGCAAGGAAGCCACCGATGTATGTCGTGTTGAATAATCCCATCAACGCAAAAACCTTCGCCTTCAATGTGTCTGCGTTAGTAATCAGTTTGGAATCGTCATAAACCACAACAGTCTTCAAGATGATGTCCAGGAATGTTGGGTCAACGATGGTTGGAGTGATTGTCATGACAGATGAATCATTCAGAACAACGTTCACGAGGGTGTCTTTAACGGACGCGCTCAACGCATCAGCCGACTTGGGCCTGATCGCAATGAACACCTTTCCTGGTTGACCGATGTCTTCACCGCCATAAACGCTGATTGATTGTATGTCTGAGAACTTCTTCCGGATGATTGTTTCATAATCATTGGTTGTCACTGCTCGATATTGTGATTGGAACCAATGAGGCGCGTTTGACTTGATTTCTCGGATTGATTCTGGCTCATCGCCGCCTTGTGAGACAGTTGAAGAAACCACACTTGCATCAGGTCGACCCGAAATTGACACACTGAATGTCGAAATGCCGTTTCCATCACGTTCGTTCGTGACGAGGTATGAAACCACGATCTGATCACCGATCTCAAGCTTCTTACCGACAACCCCGTTTCCGAGAAAAATCTCATGAAGTCCATCGCGGTTTTCTTGAACGAAGAAGACAGTTGATTCGAAGTTGGTGTCAGTGATTCCTTCCTTCTCGGGAGTGATCTCAGTGTATGACACACCGTTCACCGACACGTTCAATGTCGTGGTGTCGATCTTCTTGTTCTGGAGCTGGAAGAATGGGAATGCCGCTGTTGAGTTCGTGTGGGTGAATCTCTGATGGACCAACTCACCCTCTTTCACGACAAGAGAGATGTCACGGGCGACGTCAAGCGTGTCATATTGGATTGTCTTGTCTTCCATCAGATAAAAGTTGAATGATTCGTTTCCAGATGAAGCATTGAAGATTGTCCCAGCCGGAATGATCGCGATCTGTTCTGTCAACTGTCTCGGAACATTGATCACGACAGTCGCGGAGGCCGAAGTGGAAGACCGTGGGACATAGTTCATCATCTTCGCGATTGACACGATGTTTTTTCTCAGAACAGCAGAATCCATAAACATTTCGTTCGACAGGAAGTTTGCAGTCAAGGAATTATAATGCGTGTTGTACGCAAGAATCTCCATCAACATATTCATTGAGGAGCCAGTGAACTCATAGTCCTTAAACTGAGAGTTTGATTTGAAGTGGTCGATCAGATCCGTTTTAAGTGAATCAAAATCAAGGTTAGCTACTACGGGGCGTTTATTCGATGCCATTTATCTTATCCGTTCCAACACCACGTCAAGCTCGACTGGGGTTTCTTTGAGGTTTATTTGGTAAATCAGTTTTACTGAATAACTGTTTTTCGATGAGTTGTCAGTGATGATCAAATCCAACAGGTCAACTCGTGGTTCGAAGTTCTCAACCGTTTCAGTTATTGCTTGCCTGAGGTCGGCGATAGTGATCGCGTCTGCTGGCTCGAAGAGAATCCGTCGAATGTTACTTCCGATTTCAGGGTGGAATGCCCGTTCATAAAAGTTGGTCGACAGGAGGTTTCTCAATGACTGGTTGATCGCGTTCAGGTCGGTTTTCGACCCAATGTCATTGGTTAGTGGGTTCTTCACCATCGAAAAATCGAAGTCTTTGAAAAAACCATTTATACGTTTTGTTTCTTGAATGCTCATTAAGTATTTATGCTTTCTAAAATGATTAAATAAACATATCAAACAATAAGGGGTTATTTCAACCATGGCTTTAAAGACAAGAAACAACAGATCCTTTGACATAAGTTCAAAGGGTTTGAAATCAGAATGGGTTCAAGCGAAACACCAATTCGATAGTGCGGGGAAATCACCCGAAGACTCTGATTCGGTAAGAAATTCGCTTTCGTTCTATCTGAAGGTTTTGGAAAATGAAGCCATTCAGTTTATCAATAACGCGAACGGCGGTGCGAAATCAATCGTTGCCGGAAACCTCGTCAACTCAAACGGTGACGTTCTTCGCCCATTGACATCAATCACCAACGGAACATCTTGGGATTGGACAGTCGCTGGTGCGCCTCTTGATTCAAATGGTCGGATCGACCTCAACGTGTTCAGCCCAGCGGTGGCGTTCATCCAAGGAACATCATCAAACACCGATGCTGGAACACACTTCAACATTCCAGTGATTGACTCGGTCGGAAACACGATTCATCTTGACTCATCATCATTCGCAAAATCAACCATGCGAAGGAACCTTGAAGACGACTTCCTGTTCCAGAATGCCGTGAAGGATGCTGTCCAGAAATCATTGACAAGTGACTCAGAACAAATATTTGAAGCCCCGAATGTCAAATCACGGAACATCGTTGTCCTTGAAGACGTTGCGGTTGGGCGGAACATGGTCGTTGACGGAAACTTCACCGTTTATGGCGAACAGACAATCCTGAACACAACCGACACCCAGTTCAGAGACAATATCATCGTCTTGAACATCCCAGAAGCTGGTGGTGCACCAACCATCCCCGGAACGAGCGGAATCGAAATATATCGAGGGACAGGCGTTGACACGGTCAGAATGCTATGGGTTGAAGCCACCTCAAAGTTCGCCTTTATTAACTCTGCTGGTGCTGATCTGAAAGTGAGTATGGGTGACCTTACTGCTTCTGGTGACTTTGCGCTCACGGGAAATGCTGTATTCGCGAGCAATGTGACTCTTGGAAACACTTCAACAGACGTAATCACGATCGGTGGAACATCAACGTTCAACGCACCAGTCATCGCGAATGCAAACGTGACTCTTGGAAATGCCTCTGGTGATGCTTTGGCTGTCAACGCGACATCAACATTCTCAGCTCCAGTGACGGCAAACGCAAACGTAGTGTTCAACAATAACACAACCTTGGGTAATGCGAGCACTGATGCCTTGACCGTTGGCGCGACATCCACGTTTAATGCGAACTCGACGTTTAACAACAACGTGACAATCGGCAATGCAGCGACTGACGTTTTCTCAATCAACGCAACCTCAACGTTCAACAACAACACAACATTCGGAAGTTCAACAGCGGATTCAATGACTGTTGCGGCGACATCCACATTTAATGGAAACTCAACGTTCACTAAAAATGTGACTCTTGGAAATGCGACTGGTGACGTGATCACGATCGGCGGAACATCAACGTTCAACGGACCTCTGACAGCAACATCAAGTGTTACTCTTGGAAATGCCTCCGGTGACGTGATTACTGTTGGAGGAACATCAACGTTTAATGCGAATGCCACATTCAACAACAACGTGACATTGGGTAATGCGGCTGCTGATGTTTTGTCAGTGAAAGCGACGTCAACGTTCGACGCACCCGTGACGTTCAACGGAAACATCACTCTTGGATCCGCCGCCGCTGACTCATTAAGCATTGTTGCAACGACAAGCTTCGTTAACGGATTGACGATTCCAGCTTCAAAAGGAATCACTATTGACGGAACAGTTCTAACTGACTCAAAACCGTTCAGTATCAAAAACTCAGCTGGAACAAACATCTTGGCTGGATATTTGATGTCAACTTCGAATACGGCAGGAACAGCATAAACAAAGTTCCACAAATAAAGAGCCTTCGGGCTCTTTTTCATTACTATTTCAAGTTAAAACCGAGTACCTAACACATACACAGGCAACCCCAACAGGGGTTGAACCCTTGGTTCCTATTACCTCACTTACTCATATTAACCCATTACCCCTTAACACTATTTAGCGGGGGCTGATGAGTTTGAAGGGAGTAACTCTAC